CCCATGCCTATGGCTGGCTGCCATAAATCAAGGGGCAAATATATAGTAACAGGAGCTTGTGATATGCAAGACAAACTGGAAACCAAAGTCACTGCCATCTATTGGCCCGAAGAGCGAGAGCTGACGCTGTTCAAGCGCTGCGTATGGGTTACGATGGGCAAAACGGAGATGCCGTCGCTGCTGCCGTCGTCTAAGCTCTTGAGCGCTTTGCTCAACGCTCGTCATTCCCCTGTGAGGGTTTTGAACTTCGCATTTCTGGTGGAGAACGTCCCGTCCAATATCTCCACCCATTTCGCCCGTCACGTCCACGCGCAGCCGTATATCAGCAGTCTGCGTAATGACCGGCAGGATAAGATAGATGGCGACGAAGCACCTCGAACCACGCCGGTCCACATGATCTTCTACTGCAACGCCGAAGAACTCATGAACGTCGCAAACAAGCGGCTATGTGGAAAGGCTTCCGAGAAAACGCAGCAGGTTGCGCAGTTGATGTGTGCTGAAGCTGCTCGCGTGTGCCCGGAGATTGCGCAGTATCTCGTCCCGAATTGCGTATGGCACGGCGGTGTGTGCCATGAACCGGAATCCTGCGGGAGGTGCATCCGAGGATGAACGACGAGAACCGTATCCCCCTGCGCAATCCGGAGGGATACATGGATTTGACCACGCACGATGCGCTCACAAACGTCATGCGTGAGACAGAAGAAGCGGACTTGCGTTGCAACCGTCTAATTAAGTCCATCAAAACGGTGATTGACCTTGCGGACTTCGATTTGGTAACCCGCATCGAGGTCAAAGACAGACGTACCGGGAGGACGTACAGATGACCTTTGAAGAACGCCTTGTCGCGCAGCTTTACCTTGAACGCCGCGCTCATGCGGAAACGCGCCGGAAGCTGGCAAAGGCAGAACATGACCGCGACCGCTATGGCAGACGAATCCGCTTCCTGCAGGGGCGGCATGAAATTCTGGCGCGGGAGTATAGGGCTATTCGAGCCGAACGCGACACTCTCGACAACTGTGTGACCATGCTCGAAAGGAGGCTGTTGGATGAACAGCCGGGAGAAAAAACGACCGACGGCGCAACCTGTTCCTGACCGTTTTCCCTTGTCTGGCCGTGAATACTACGCGCTTCGCGAACTGTTCGGCGTCGTCAGCACGTTCAACAACTGCGCTGGCGAACTCGACAAGCGGGTTCGGAGCATTCCGGGAGCATACCGCGACTATCGCATGATTCAGTCCGTGGCAGAGAAACTCGTGCGGAAACTTCTGACGACGGTTCCGAAGAACAAGCTGGTTCAGATTTCAAAGGAGCTGAAGTATACGCGGATTGTGGTCGAAGTAAAGCCGGAAATTACTCAGAGCCGCGATGATGGGAATCTGCTCACCTACGTTCCCCAACGAGCACTGGAAAGAATCATGGAAAAAGTCGTTGGTTATGAATGCTTCTGCTGTGAGAAGGCGGGAAAGGATGCCCGGCGCTGCCAACTGCGGCGCGACATCGAAGCAACGTATCACTACGATTACCCGGACGACGGGAAAGAATGCCCGTTTGCCGGAATGACGATTGGAGGAAGCTGTGAAAAAGTCGAAGAAGATGCGGACGATTCCGAAAAAGAGTAACGGCCCGAATATCTTTGAGCGGATGCAAATGTGGCGTGTGGGAAAAGATGCTTACACCAGCATCATTGCTGATAGCTTTTGCGGCGTGAATTGGCATGAGAAGCTGAAGATATTCCCGGTCTTCACCGTCTACAAAAACCTGCGCGATTTCCCCGGCAAATATGTTGTGCGCTTGTTCGACGGGACGAGGCCAATGCGCTTGATTACCATCCGTGACACGCTGGATGAAGCAAGGGCCACCATTCCTGAAGGATTCTATTGTGTGCAAAAATCGCCGGATGACGACCCGGTGATCGTTGAAACTTGGCTGTAAAGGAGAATAGAGGATGAAGTTTGGAGAATTTGCGAAGGAAGTTCATCAGAACGCCGTCGATCACGGCTGGTATGATGCTGAGCGAGGCGTCAGCGAGATTTTTGCCCTTATTCACTCTGAATGGAGCGAAGCTCTTGAGGAATACCGCGCCGGAAGGCCGATGGAGTGGTATCATTGCTGCGAATGTGAGCCTGACGGTCACGGACATTCCTGCGACCCGAAAGACGAGAACGATTGCCTGAACTATGAAACGCGGGAGAAATGCTCACATCGTGGTAAGAAGCCGGAAGGCATCGCTGTTGAGCTGATTGACGGCTGCATTCGCATTCTGGATTTCATGGGCAGTGTACTCACCTTGGATTCCGATGCGGATGATGTGGATTTTGATGAATTCATTCGTCCGAGTGATAAAACGCGAGAACGTGTTGAAGCAACCTTCAAAGCAACTCCATTTCCGGTCTTCGTTGCAAGGCTGCATGCCATGACGACGCACGCGATGGAGAGCACTTTGGTAGCAAATGGTGCGCGTTTGGATGAAGCGATGTGCCATCTTGTAGCAATCATCTACCACGTATTCGTCTGGCTCGAAGCTCACGGCTGTGAAGACCCGAAGGCCGTCATGATTGAAAAGCACGAATACAACAAGAGCAGACCCTACCGCCACGGCGGGAAGCGTTGCTGACAGCTGATAGCATTTGATTTCAAATGATTTCAATGGAAAGCGAGTGATATGGAATGAATAAAGCCATGTTCGTCGGCAACCTTGTCCGCGACCCGGAGCTGAAAACCACTCAGAGCGGTGTGGCGGTCTGCACCTTCACCGTCGCCGTCAATCGTATGCGCGATGCGAACGGAGAATCCCGCGCGGATTACCTGCCGGTCAAGACCTTCAAGAACCGCGCCGAGAACTGCGCGAAGTATCTGAGCAAGGGCAGCAAGGTAGCAATCGAAGGCCCGGTGCAAACCTACTCCTACGAAGCACAGGATGGCTCCAAGCGCTACGGTTTTGAGATTGTGGCGACGGAGATTATGTTCCTGCCGTCCGGCAACAGGTCTGATGCCCATAACGGCGGCGGGCAGACGGCCCAGCAGGGCTCATCTCAGCAGTATACCGGCGGCAGTTCTTCCGATGGCTTCACACAGGTGGATGACGACGAGTTGCCGTTCTGATCGCCGCCGGCCCATCAGAGGGCACAGAACGGAAATGATGAACGCGAACAGAAAGGCAAGGTGCGGAGGCAATGCAAAAAGAGAGCGTCGATCTGATGCTTGGCAATTACCGCGAATATACGGCCCGATGTGAGTTCCTCGAACAGGAGATTCAGGAATTGGAGCGCATTGCCGCCGATCTGCGCAGGACGATGATGACGGACGCACTGTCCGGCTCTCAGAACCTATCCGGTATGCCACATGGCACAAGCGTCAGCAGTCCGACGGAACGAATCGCCATCAAGTTTGCTGACGGTTATGTCCCGGATTACATCGTTGACATCGAGAAAGAGATCGCGAGCAAGAAGGACGAGCTTCGCCGCAAGACACCGACCGTCGTGTTCGTGACTGCGTGGCTCAAAGGGCTGTCCGAGAAGGAGCGCTTCGTGATCGAGAGCAAGACCATTGGCGGCGCATTCTGGCGGGAGCTGATCTACGCCTACCAGCAGCGCTTCGGCGAGGTCTACTCGAAGCAGGGGCTGAAGAAGATTCGGGACAGGGCACTCGAAAAGATTTATCGGATAGCGACATAATTCATTCTCGACCGTTGGGAGAGGGGCTTTCTGAAACCTGCCGTCAAGTGAAAAGCTCCCCTCCCAATATCTATAATATATATAGAGATAGATAATAGACCCGTGTATATGTGTAGTAGTGTTTATATTATATAATACATATAAGGACAACAAGGCAATGTACGCCCCCCGTAAAATCAGTCTACGATCAAATGAAAAAACGCCATTATAGGCGCTTTTCTGAGCTGTATCTCTTGACAAATATCCTATAATAGTGTATAATATAATCGTAAGGCAGAACAAGTAATTGTTCTTGAGAAAGGAGGGAGGACAATGGAGGGCGGAATGACCAACGCTGAGTTCAACGCTTTCCTCGAGACATTGGCACGGCTCGTAGAAAGCAAAGCGAAGTCGCCTGAAGAAGCGGCAGAGCTTATCCGACAGGCGAAAGCGAAATAAAAAAGTAGCGGCCACCCTCGCAAAGCGAACCGCTACCACACCAAGAAAGGTGAGCCGGGAGCCTTACCCCGGCCACCTTGATTGTACCACAGTAAGGCAGGAAACGTCAAGGAGGAAAGAACCATGAAGCTGATGACGAAGGAGATTGAGAAGAAGCTGCTCAAGACGGAAACCGGCAGCACCTTGGGCAACATGGATGCGGAGGTAATCGTGAAGTATTTCAACCCCTGCGGCGCAGGAACGTGGCTGATTACCGAGGGCGAGAAGCTCGAAGACGGCGACTGGCTGCTTCACGGCTATTGCCACATCTTCGAGTGGGAATGGGGAGCCGTCCTTCTCTCTGAGATGGAAAACACCGTCTGCCCGCCGTACCGGCTCAGAATTGAGCGCGATCTCTGGTGCAAAGGCTGCACGGTTCAGGACCTCGCGGCTTGATTCCGGAAAGTAGCCGGATTATGTGACTTCACAGGGCGGCTTTCAGGTGCTATGATTATATCAGGCGTTTGAAGGTTATGTCAGCCCGAAAAAACCGACCGGAGGCGATAACGTTTAGATGCTTTACACGAGCAGGTTTTCCAACCCGGAGCTGAAATCCGGGAAGTACACGGCAGTCAGAATCAGCCTTGGCGCCCCGAAGTGGCCGCTGGGCTATGAGATTGCCGGGGCGATAAACGACCTGATGCCCTATGGTCTGCTGAACATCCAAAGCAAGGAGGTTTACGAACACAAGTATCGTGAACGGCTTGACCGGGTGGGCATAGATCGGATTTATCGCCAGATTCAGGCTTTCGACAGCGGAAAGCCGGTCGTCCTTCTCTGCTACGAGGACGTGCGCGACCCGTTGCAGTGGTGCCACCGAACGATGTTTGCAAAGTGGCTGCTCGAAAAGACGGGCGAGATTGCCGACGAACTCCCTGACCCAACCACGGTCAAGGTCAAGGGAAGCACGGGCGTTCAGAAGGCTAAAGAGACGAGGGCAAGCGCGGCTGTGCCAGCAGTGCCCAATAAAGCGGAGCAGCGCATCAAAGACCGCGAAGCGGAACAAATGCAGTTGAGCATGTTCGGCAACGGTCGCTGGTGAGCAAATCCGAGAGGGGCGTGTTACCGCCCCTCAATATCCGGCGGTAGTCTAATGCAGGACGCCGTTCATTCCTGAACGGAAATGGTGGTAGCCAATCCGTCCCGCCGGTCCAGATCAATTACGAACCAGTCTGCGGTTACATCGCAGGCTGGTTTTCTTTTACTCAAATCAAGGTGGTGACAGCTATGATGTACATGAACCCCGGAGAAATGTTCCTTGGCTGTCTCGGTGCAGTTGAGCAGCGTTTCCTCTGCCAGCTCTTCAAAACGGCGCGTGAGGCCGGGTACACAAGGTTCGTTGAGCCGTGCGCAGGCACGTTTGCCATGTCGAATCTCGCGGTCGATACCGGCTACAAAACGAGCCAGCTTGAAACGAGCGACGTGTCGATGATGCCGACGATCCTTGGCTATTCGATTATGGGAAAGCCGCTTGACGAGCTTGAGATCAAGGCGAAGGGATTCTCCGACGAAGAGCTGCTCGACCCGGCAACCGCGCTGTACGCGCAGCTTTACCTTCGCACGGCCAAGAAAGCGGGCACGGAATACTTTCACAACCTGCTGAATGACCTGAGCTTCGAGCGAGAGAAGTACGTCGCCCAGATCAACGAAGGGCTTGCGCGGTGCAAGGCGCGGCTTAGCGGCATGAATTACCGTCCGCTGGATATGTTCGTCCACATGCGCGAGGTGCTGGATGATGAGCACGCAATCGTCGTGGTCAATCCGCCGACGTACTTCAGCGGCTACGAGCGCTACTATGACACAGGCGGTCTGATGACGTGGAAGGAACCGGAATACGAGCTGTTCGACCCGGACAGCGGCCACGGGAAGCTGTTCGAGATGATTGCCGACGCGAAAGCTCTGGTGCTTTGTTATCAGGAAAAGCCCGCCGGTGAGTATATCGGTGAAGCAATCTTCGCTCGCGGCGAAACCCGCAAGGGCATGAACGCCTACGTCTGTTCCAACCGAGGCGACGAAGCCGAAGCACTCGCTCACGGAAAGAAGATCAAACGTCCTTCTGATAGTGCTTTGGAACCGCTGCCCTGCGCAATCATGCCGACTGACCATGAGATCACAGAGGCATCCGACCTCAAGATCATCAAGGTAAAGGCAGCGAATACGCAGTATTACCGCAAAATCTGGACGCACAACTTCGTCGGAAGCTCTGCCACCTTCAATTTCGCCGTACTCATCGACAAGATGGTTGCGGGCGTCTTTGGCATCTCGAAGGTTCAGGCGGATTCACTGTTCATCTGGTATGTGATGAAGGTTCCGCACCAGCAGTACCGGCTTGGACGGCTGTTGTACATGCTGGCCCAGAACAGGCACTTCTGCGAAACTATCGTGAATGACTTCGACAAGGAACGCCTTGTCAGCGTCCGAACGGCAATGCTCACCAAGCACCCTGAAAACAAGGAAGTACGCGGCATCATGAAGCTGGTTGACCGAAAGAAGGACAAGACCAACGGATACAAGCTGACGTATGAAGCCCCGGTCATTGATGGGCGCACGGAAGCTGAGACGCTGAAAGAATGGCTTAGGAGGGAGAAAGAATGGCAGACGAAGAGAAACGCTACCAAGTAATCCACGACATGGGTTCCGGGCTGTTGATTGTCAAGGTTCAGCTTGACAGTTTGGTCGAGCAGAACGTCAACGCTCGCATCATGAAAGACCAGATGCAGGACCAGCTTACGGCGAATATCCAGAAGCGCGGACAGCTTGAGAGCTTGCCCCTTGTCGCCCTGATCGACGGCAAGCTGAAGATTATCTCCGGGCATCATCGCATCAAGAGCGCAAGAGCCGCCGGCCTCAAGGAAATCTACTGTCTGCTGGATGTGTCCGGCTTGAGTAAGTCACAGGAGGCAGCGAAACAGCTTGCCCACAACGCGATTTCTGGCTTTGACGACCAGTCCACGCTGCGCGAGATTGCAAAGATGATCTCGGACGTGGACGACATGTTGGAGAGCTTTGTCGGCAAAGACATTCTGGAAGAGCCGTCTGCGGAGTTCGACAAGCTCATTTCCCCTGCGGTGCAGTTTGATTTCAAGACGATCACGTTCGCCTTCCTGCCGTATCAGCTCAAAAACCTTGAGCTGCTGGTGAAGCACCTTGAAAAGCAGGGCGCTGAGGTCATCGGCACGGCTCCCTACGAGCTGGGAAAGCAGTTCGCCGAGACACTGGCAAAGTATCAGCAGTTTCAGGATGTTCGCAATCTTGGTGCTGCGGTTGCTTCTATGGTGGAAGCGACGAACGAAAAGATGGAGATCGCAGGTTATGACCCTGCCGGAGAATGGACGTACCTGACCAAGATTTTTGGCAGCAATTCCGTTCCTAAGGAGGCCGCTGAAGTAATCGAACAGGCCCTTAAGAAGGCTGAGAAGGAAGGCGTTGTCACGAAGCGGAACCGCTGGCAGCTTATTGAGTACCTTGCGGCGGATTACCTCGCCGGGTAAGACGCGGTGTGCAGAAAGAGTGGTGAAACAGCATGGCCGCACCGACAAAGTTCAATCCCGATATCCATATGGACTGGGCGTGGTCACTCGCCATTCGCGGCGCAACCGATCAGGATATTGCGGACGCTTTTCACGTCTCGGAGCGGACAATCAATCGCTGGAAGTATGAGACGGATGCAAGCGGAAAGCCTATAACCGATGAAAACGGCGAAAAGGTGCTTTCTGAGTTTGGCAAGCTCCTTGCTTGTGCTAAGGAAGCGGCGGATGCCAAAGTAGAAAAGTGCCTTTTCCAACGCTGCACCGGTTTCGACCACACCGAGGAAGAGCGGATTCTCGAATACAACCCTGATGGCAGTGTGAAGCCGGTGAAGGTGCGTACTGTAAAAAAGCGCGTGCCGCCGGACGTCATGGCAATCATGTACTGGCTCAACAACAGAAAGCGGAAGACGGGCGAATGGTCGCAGAAGCAGGATATTACGCTCAGGACGGAAACTGAGGTTGATCTCAGCGACATGAGCGAAGAAGACCTGCGCAATCTCGCTGCGCTCGCCCGGCCCGAAACCGAATAGTGCGAGAAAAGAGACACCTGTCCCCGGCAAAGATTCAGGCCATAGCTGAAGCCGCAAAGCGACAGCTCGCACGGACGCATTATGCTGATTACGTCGAGTATGTCCATCACGGCAGATGGAAACGAGCCAGACATCTTGACCTCATCTGTGCGGAATTGGAGAAGGTCATCACTGGCGAGACGAAACGCCTGATGATCTTCATGCCGCCACGTCACGGCAAGTCTATGACGGTCACGGCGACGTTTCCCAGCTACTATCTCGGCAAGTATCCGGACAGGCGCGTGATTGAGGTCAGCTACGGCGATGATCTTGCCAAGGAATTTGGCGACGCCAACCGCATGAAAATTGCAGAGCACGGATGCGAGCTGTTTGGCGTGCTGCTTTCTCAGACGGCGGCATCCAAAGTTTCGTGGAATCTGGAAGGCCATTCGGGCGGCATGATCTCCGTTGGCGTCGGCGGCGGCATCACTGGTAAAGGCGCTGACCTGCTGATTCTGGATGACCCGATCAAGAACCGGCAGGAAGCCGAATCGGAAACCTATCGGAAGAACCTGTTGAACGAGTGGCGTTCATCCATCTACACGCGACTTCATCCCGGAGCGTCGGTCATCATCATTCTGACGCGGTGGCACGAAGCCGACTTGGCTGCAAGCCTGCTGGAAAGTGAGGCTGGCGACTGGAAGGTCTTATCGCTTCCATGCGTGTGCGACGATGAAAACGACCTGCTCGGCAGAAAGATCGGTGAACCGCTCTGGCCGGAACACGGCTTTGACAACGAATGGTGCGAACAGACAAAACGTGCCGTCGGCTCTTACGCATGGGCAAGCCTGTACCAGCAGCACCCGTCCCCAATCGAAGGTGGAATCCTCAAGCGCGGCTGGTTCAAGTTCTACGACGTTCTGCCTGAAAAAGTTTCTCAGGCTGTTCAGTCTTGGGACTGCACCTTCAAAGAAGGCAAGGCCAGCGACTATGTTGCCGGTCATGTGTGGATGCGTTCTGGCCCGAATTATTATCTGGTAGACCGAGTTCACGATCAGATCGGTATCGTGGACACCATGCAAGCCATACGCACGATGTCCTATAAGCACCCGAAAGCGCGAGGCAAGCTGATTGAGGATGCGGCAAACGGCCCCGCAGTTATCGAAATGCTGAAGAAAGAGATCCCCGGCATTATACCGATTACCCCAATGGGCGGCAAAGTCGTTCGCGCAAGCGCGGTTGCGCCGTATCTGGAAGCTGGGAATATCTATCTTCCAAACCCGAAAAACGCCCCGTGGATTCACGACTTCATCGAAGAGTGCGCAGCTTTCCCCAATGGAAAACACGACGACGATGTGGACGCGATGACACAGGCAATCAATTACATGTCGGCAACGGGTGGACGCTCTGCGCCCCCGGCTGACTACGGCAACGACCGGCAGAGCTATTGGAAGAAATGAGGTGACAGCCTATGCCCGGAGGCATGAAAGAATACGGCAGCATCGGCCAGCGCCGCTATGCCGGTATGTTCTCTGAAGAATTTCTGCGAGAACTTCAGGGCAAGCGCGGTATCGAGGTATACCGTGAAATGTCTGAGAATGACGAAGTGTGCGGCGCCATTCTGTATGCCATCGAAATTCTGCTCCGGCAGACGGATTGGAGCATCCAACCCGGCGGTGACAGCACAAAGGACAAGGAATGTGCCGAGTTCGTGGAAAGTTGCATGAACGATATGCAGGATACATGGACGGATACGATCTCCGAGATTTTGTCCTTCCTGACCTTCGGCTGGTCTTTCCACGAAATTGTGTATAAGCGCAGAGCTGGGAACAGTCGTGACCCGCGCTTGAACTCGAAGTACACTGACGGGCTGATTGGCTGGCAGAAGCTCCCCATCCGCTCTCAGGAAACGCTGTTCCGCTGGGAGTACGACGACCATGACAACCTGACGGGCATGACGCAACTGCCGCCCCCGAAATACGTCATGGCAACCATCCCTATTGACAAAGCGCTGCACTTCCGCACGAAGAGCCGGAAGAACAACCCTGAAGGCAGGAGCATTCTGCGCAGTGCTTACCGTGCGTGGTACTTCAAGCGCCGGATTCAGGAAATTGAAGGCGTCGGCATAGAGCGCGACCTTGCCGGTCTGCCGACCCTGACCGCACCGCCCGGCGTAGACATCTGGAACACAGACGACCTCGATATGGCCGAGGCGCTTCGGCGATCTGAGACCATCGTCCGCAATATTCGCCGTGACGCTACTGAGGGCATCGTGCTTCCAGAAGGCTGGAAGCTGGAGCTTCTGAGCGCAGGCGGAAGTCGGCAGTTCGACACGAACAGCATCATCGAACGCTACGACACGCGAATCGCCATGTCAACCATGAGCGATTTTCTTTTGCTTGGTCATCAGCAGGTAGGCAGCTTCGCCCTGTCAAGCGACAAGACACACCTGTTCAGCATGGCGCTGGGCGCATACCTCGACATCATTTGCGAGGTTTTCAACAGCCAAGGCATCCCGCGTTTGGTTGGCATGAACGCAGAACACTTCCGTGGAATTACGGAGTACCCCAAGCTGACGCATGGCGACGTTGAATCGCCTGACCTGAAAGACCTGTCCGCCTATATCCGCGAGCTTACCGGCTGTGGCGTCATTATCGCTGACGAAGCCCTCGAAGAGTATTGCCGCAAGGTAGCCAGTCTGCCGGAACGGCAGGAAAATCAGGAGTTCGACCGGGAGATGCGTGCTCAGCGTCAAAAAGAAGAGCGCGAAAAGAAGGATGCTGGCACGAAAGCCAAGGCATCCAAGGCGGGCCAAGACCTCGACGTGGAAGAAATCGCTCCCGAAGACGAGGATACGGAGGCTGAAGCGGCAAAGAAGCGGCTCAAGAGGCGGTGAACTTGAATGAGCAATGACGACATCCTTCAGAGGCTATCGTCCTTCATTGACCGGAAAAGCCCGCAACCGGCAAGGTTCCTCTATCGCATGTGGGCAGACCAGCAGAAGGCTATCACTTACCACGAACTGCGCGAAGCAATTCTGAACGGTGGTCTGAGCATCAATTATCTGCTCGACTGGCAGCAGGATTACAGTAACTTCCTTGTCGAGAGCTACACGCCGCTCGTGGAAGCCGCCAGCAAGCAGGTGGTCAAAGACCTGATTGCCGAGTACGGAGTTGAGCTGCATGACCCGATGTACAGCGCCATTGAGCGCTACATATCCACTCATGGCGGCAGACTGATTCGTGAAGTCAGCACAGCGCAGTATCAGGCAATCAATGTCCTTGTACGACAAGCGGCAATGACGGACACGATGACCGTCGATCAGCTTGCGCGGGCAATACGCCCTTGCATCGGATTGACCAAGTGGCAATGCCAACAGACGAAGAAGTTTTACGACAACCTGATTGAGCAGGGCTATTCGCACAAGAAAGCCCTGAAGCGCCAAATGACCTACGCTGCGAAGATGCACCGGCAGAGAGCGGCTTCGATTGCTGAAACCGAAACAGCCTATGCCTACAACAACGCGGCAAAGATGGTCATCATTGATGCCGTAGAGCAAGGGCTAATTTCGCCGGAAGTCATGAAGGAATGGACGACTGCTGATGACGAGAAGGTGTGCAAACGCTGCGGTGCGGTCGATGGCGAGGTTGTTCCTCTGAATGAGACTTTTTCCATCGGTGTTGACCTGCCGCCGGGGCATCCGGGCTGCCGGTGCGCGGTGAAGTATCTGCTGAAAGCGCCCGAACGGAAATTGCCGACGAATCCATAGTCAAGCGTAAAGCCCCCCATAAGGGGCTTTTGCTTTCCACCAACAAATACTCATCCGAGTAAATACGCGCTGTTGTAGACCGTGTTACACACCGTAACAAGGGAGTGAATCAATCCAATGAGCAAAACATTCAAAGAATGCGTCATCAGCCACGAGCAACAACCGCGAGCTGACCCCTGCGAAGGCACGCTGCAATGCACCTTCAAACTCACCAAGAGTGACGATGAAGAGAGGCTTGTCTTTGGCTGGGCCTCTGTTGCGGAACGCACTGACGGAGAACAGATCATTGACTGGCAGGAAGACATTGTTGAGATGCCGGAGCTTGAAGCAGCCGCTTATGATTTCGTGCAGTTCTATCGGGAAGGTTCCGAGATGCACGAACGCGGTGGCTTCGATATTGCGATTCTTGTGGAGAGTATGGTCTTCACCGAAGAAAAGCTGGCGCTGCTGGGCATCCCTGCCGGAACTATCCCTCACGGATGGTGGGTAGGCTTCCGGGTTATTGATGACGATGTTTGGGCCAAGGTCAAGGACGGAACGTACCGCATGTTTTCTATCGAAGGCCAAGCCATAAGGGAAAAAGTGTAATGGAGGTGATGTGAAATGCCTACCAAGCTGAAAAACTTGAAGATCAAGCGTGTAGCGCTGGTCGATGAAGGGGCAAATCCGGACGCACACGTCCGATTCGCCAAGAGTAAGGATGCTCCGCCTGACAACACTGATATGACAGCGGACGAAGCGCTGTCCATCATGGACCGCCTTGTCGCTTTCGTGCGCAAAGCGTTCTCCGGCGGCGCTGCTGTTGAGAAGGCCGCTTACACTTTCGCCGAAGGTGAGGTGAAGCGCGACTATGACGGCATCATGCGCGATGAAGTGTGGCCGATGGTGTATGCGCTGACCGACAGCGTTTATTCCATCTTCTGCGATGTTCAGAAGAGCGACGACGAAAAAGCTGCGTTGCTGAAGCAGAGTGTTTCCGAGTTCTCCGATGCCTTTGGCTCTGCTGCTCAGAGCTGGGCTTCCGGAAAGAATGCTCAGACGGACATCCAGAAGGGCGATGAAGCTCTTGTGAAAATGCGCGATCATCTGACGGCGCTGATCGAGGAAGGAACGACCGGCGACGATGCCCCTACTGCCGATGGAGCACCTGCTCCCGTCGGCGAAGAAAATCCCCCTGCGAATGACGGCGAAGAAGAACCGACCGTCAAGAAAGGAGCAACTGACATGTTTTTCGATACCAGCAAAATGACCCCCGAAGAGCGGGCGACCTACGAGGATTTCGCCAAGCGCTTCGGCAGCGAGGAAGCTCCCGGCGCTCCTGCTGCCATTACCGAACCCGCACCTGAAACTCCCGGCGAAGCCGAGGACATGTACAAAGGCCTGCATCCTGCCGTCAAGGCCGAACTCGAAAACCTGCGTAAATTCCGCGAAGACGCGGAAAATCGCGAGTTTTTGGATGTTGCCAAGCGCTACGAACTTCTCGGCAAGAAGCCCGAAGAGCTGGCTCCTGTGCTGAAGAGCCTCAAGAACGCGGGCGGCAGCGCGTACAGCGACATGATCGGCGTGCTGGACGCCAGCCTTGATGCGATTGAAAAGTCTGGCACCTTCTCGGAAATCGGCAAGCGCGGAGAATCTGCCGTTGACGGCGCTTGGGGCAAAATCGAAGCTGCGGCGCAGGAAATCATGAAGGGCAAGCCTGACATGAGGTACGCCGACGCCATCGACGCCGCCTGCATCGCCCACCCTGAGCTGGTGCAGGAGTACGAGAAATCCCGCCGCTGATTTGAACGGCAGAAAGGAGAAAAACCATGGCTTACAACACTCACGCTTATGACGATAGCCCGACCATCTGTGCCGCTGCGAGCGCGGCCATTACTGCCCCTGCGATGAAGGCTGTCAAGTTTTCCAGCGGCAAGCTGGCGCTTCCCTCTGCGGGCGACCCTGTGATCGGCATTGTTCTCGCCGATCAGGGCGACGTTGCTGCGGGCGATACGCTAAACGTCCAGATCAAGGACATCTGCTACTGGATTGCGGGCGGTACGTTCGCTGCGGGCGACCTGCTGAAGACGGACGCCAACGGCAAGTGCGTTAAGGCTGACGCGGGCAACGTGGTAAATGCCATCGCGCTTGAAGCTGGCGCTTCTGACGTACCGTGCAAGGTTTTCTTGCAGCATACCGCTGTTCCCGCTGCTGCCGCCGCTGCCGGAGGCGACTGATCTTGACCGAAAGGAGTAAAAGAACATGAGCAAAATCGCTACCAACGGCTCCGTCGCCGCGGACATCGCCAAGGGATGGAAGCCGAATAACTACCTGACCAACATGAGCGTCGCGTATTTCCAGCCGGATGACTGGTTCGTGTCGCCCTTCGTTTTCCCGATTCTGCCGGTGCAGCTTTCCACCAGCTACTATTACATCTTCGACAAGGGCGACCTTGCGCGCGACAACGTGCAGCGCAAGCCTGAGTTTGGCAAGGCAACGCCTATGATGTTCGGCTCCAAGCAGGAGCTGTACAGCTGTGAAGTCGATCAGATCATCATTGGCATCGACCAGATCAGCACGCTGAATTATCAGCGCTCTGCCGCTCCCGGCATCATCGACCCGCGCCGCTCCAAGGTGCGTCTTGCGACCGAGCAGCTCAAACTGCATATGGATCGCGCTTTTGCTGATGGCTATTTCAAGTCCGGCGTATGGACAAACGAATGGGCGGGTGTGACCACCACTCCCTCTGGCAATCAGTTCTACAAGTTCAGCGACAGCAATTGCGACCCTGTGAAGTTCATCGGCGACCGCCGTGTTGAGATGATGCGTGAAGGCCGCCGCAGGCCGAACGTCCTTGCACTGGGCGTCGAAACCTACGAAGCGCTGAAGAACAACGCCTCCATTCTCGACCGCGTGAAGTATAGCGGCTCCACCGCCAATCCCGCGACCGTCAACGCCAATGTTCTGGCGCAGCTCTTCGAGATTGACCGCGTTGTGGTGCTGAACAGCACCTACAACAAGGGCGGCTACGGCAGCACGAACATGGACTTCGTGTGTGACAGCAAGGGCGCGCTGCTTGCTTATGCGGCTCCCAATCCTGCCATTGATGAAGTCTCTGCTGGCTACACCTTCGCGTGGGACATGCTCGGCAATGGTCAGTATCTCGCCTTCGACCAGTACGAAGGCGAAAAGGGTACGCATACCGAGTTCATCGAAGGCCTGACGTCCTATACCTCCAAGAAGGTCTGCGATGAGCTGGGCGTGTTCATGAAGGAATGCGTCTGATCTCTCAAACCTAACCAGCTACGCGCAACGGTTCTGAAAAGCTCATCGAAAGAGCGCCGTAATGTGTTCACCTCCTCGCATTGGTGAAACTGCTCGCCCGGATGTGCCGCCTGACCAACGGCCTCCGGGTGCAAAGCGGTTTCTGCCGTTGCGTTTTACCATATCTCTACGGAAAGGAGGAATCCATCATGCTGAAGTACATCGCCAAGATGCCGTGTCGTTTCTGCGGAAATCCGTTCGAGATCGGTGATACCATCCCGACTGATTTGATTGAACCGAGCCGCATCCATGCGCTTACCCACGAAGGCGTCATCGTGCAGATTGAAATCGACGATAAGCCCGGCGAGGATGAAGCGCCTGTTGAAGCCGCCGCAGAACCTGAGAAGGTAACGACCGAAGAAAAGCCCGTCGGCAGGAAGAAGGGCGCAAAATGACGTACACCTACGACCCGTCCGATTTGACTGGGCGCACGGTAAGTCGTGCTCGCTTCGAGCTGGGCGACGTGCTTGTTGACGGCGAAGGCGAAAGCTGTATGCTCTGCGACGAAGAGATTCAGGCGATCATCAACGAGTGCCCCAAGTGGAAACGGGCGTTGTTCAGGCTTGCAGATGCGGTCTGTATGCGTCTTTCGTTTGAAACTGATTGGCGCGATGATGGTACGCAATTCAACCTCAATCAACGCGCAGAACGTTGGCTTGATCTGCGTAAGCGCCTGAAAGCTGAAGCGGACGCCGCCGACATCTTGCCGACCTCCGGCGCGGTCGATGATTCCATGCGGAACCCGGAGGACGGCGGCCATTATTTCTACGGCGGAATGATGCAGAACCCACATGTGAAACCGCCCATGCCATTCAGAGGTGAGGAAAAGTGCTGAAGCATGGAAGAATCGGCCTCATGCGGCCAGAGCAGTTTCCGAAGCCGTTCAACATCTACGGGCAAGACACGGAAAGCAGCATTCGAGGACGTGAACGCCTGAAAGCCCCTGCTCTGAAGGCGAGCGTTCGCTGCATTCTGTCCGTCGCTACGCCGGAGGAAAAGATGATGTACAGCCAGACCGGCGTCGCCGTTTCCCACAAGATTATCCAGCGTGGCGCTCCGATTGCGAAGGAGCAGGATACGTTCGTTTTGGCGAAAGGCGGCAAAGAAACGCGCTGCTTCCGTGTTCAGACCGTCCACAACAAGGGAGAGCTTGACGTGGATACCACCTACTATTGCGAAGAGCGTGGTGATCTTCAATGGGATTCAACATCAACATAAGCGAACGGGTAAAGAAAGCGATTTCGCAAGTGCAGTCAGAACTGCCTTCAAGAGCGTTCCGAGCCTCTAATGCTTTGCGAAATGCTGAGCTGGAAGTCATGCGTGGGCAACGTGGCGGCAGGACGTACCGAAAGCCGTCCGGCGGAAGCTACACCGCTTCTGCGCCCGGCGAGCCGCCTGCATGGAGAACCGGCACGCTTGCAAGAAGCTGGCGACCGCTTCCGAATGGCAACAACCCGACCATTGAAAGCAGCGTGGAGTATGCCGGATACATGGAAAACGGCACACCCGGCGGCATGATCGCCCCGCGCCCGTTTGCTCAGAGAACCGTAGATAAGGCCGAACCGGAAATCGTGGAGATTTACTCCGAGCCTTACAACATCAATCTGTAAAGGAGCGGCGCACATGGAGTTGTACGAAATGCTATACCAGCGGCTTATTGGAAGTGAGAAACTTGCAGGGCTGCTGACGAAATACAAAGGGAAGCCTGCCATCTTCTATCAGCACGCAGCCACTGCGGACGACCCCAAGTGGGGCGAAAACCGGCAGTATCCGCGTATTGACTACATCGTCGATATGCAGGAGAACCCGGCGCGTAACGCCAGCGGCGTGCTGTCCATCAACACATGGTGTGATATGGAATACGGCAGCGAACCGGAAGACATCGACTACACGCTCCGCGACCTCCTGCACGCGACGTTCGCGCAAGCGGACGATTACCCGTACTGCTTCGCATGGGTACGTTCTGACGCCTTTGAGGCAAAGAACGAAAAGGAGCAGACACCAAGAACCATCGGCATCACAACCATCTTCGACATCATGGCTTGCCCGTCGCAGTACACCATGTGCCCCGACCCGATCAAAGCCATGAACGAATGGACGAAGAAGGTTCTGCCGGACGCGGTTGTTATTGGGCATGACGAGATTTCCGGATGGGTAGTGCCGACGAAAGAAAGACCTGTCGTCTACTGGCGGCTTGCGTCTGTCGGAATCCAGCAGCGCCACTTCACACACACATGGCTGAACGCAAGCCTTGAAGGCCATGTGTATGCAAGAACCGCCGCAGACCGGCTGTTCAATCTCGTAAAGCTCAACACCGCACAGGCGCTTGCTGGGCATATCCCGATGGAAGATACGTCGCCGCTGTTCCTGAAGGATTACTCGTGCAAGCCTCACTTGAATTACCTCTCGCAAGGCCAGATTCAGGCGCAGGGGCGTTTCGGAATATTGCAGCCGCAATCCCATTTCGAGAATCGCGCCACAGGAAGCAAACTGATGAAGACCAACATCCCGCGAGAGATCATCGACACAGAGGAAACGCAGGTTGTTTTGGATAGCAGCTCGACGCAGCCGTATGTGTTCCCATACCCAGTATCCGGCCAGAAAAGCGCAGAAAAATCTGACTGATACATGAAAGCCTGCAAATAAAAAGTCAAGCCCCAAATAGGACTTGCTGCAAGAAAAT